ACAAATATCCATAAAATTTTTAAACGTATTGTCAGGTGTTGTACACGCTTGGCCACTTGGATTACCAGCATGACGGGAGTACACTCTACCATCAACATTGACTAACGGAGCATGAGTAAGTTCTTTATACAGATTATACATACGATGTTTATTTTCGGGAGTACGATCCATTTCGCGGAGCATCTTCCATCGAAAATCAGCAATCTTTTTCATACAATATCGACGGAACCTTCCGTCGAACTTCTTTCCATCCAAGGCAATAGTAGCAGGATAGGCGCCATGCGCTTCCATCCGATCATTAAGTTTATGAAATCCGCCCCCAAGGGTATTCAACCCAAGAGCACTTGAGTGCTTAAGGACGGATGCTATCAAAGCCTGATTTTGCCGTAGCGTTAATTGACAATGAGCTACAACATGGTTTACATCCATACAGACTATGGTTCGACCCTCGTCATTTTCTACCTTCTCTCGAGATCTCACCTCTTCCTTAATTGTGACAGAGCACAAAGAGCGAATATAATTCACCGTACTTAGAGAATCCCAATACTTACAGTAGAAATCGGCGTGTTTCGAATTCCAATAATCCATCTTGAACTGATAAAAATAAGTCCAAGGCAATCCAGGAGACTTATCTGGATGTAACCATTCCAAGACCTCCCCATAAGAGATCACAACTGAGTTGGCTAAATAAGGTCCAAACTCCTTTTCCAACCAGGATCCAGCAATGTCATACATTGCCTTAACCCGGGGCGTAAATGGGTCTTCATCACGTGCGTATCGAAGAATCGACTTGCGCGCAATTGATAATCGTTTCGGTACAACAGCATAATGCGAGTAATCTGCAAGATTCTCCTCACGAGAACTGATGAATTTGGCAACATCAAGGTCATTAAAATTAACTTCTTTAGGATTGAAGTACCTTTGAATATTACCGATATGCCTTAAATTCATTAATTCTAGGTCCTCGTAAGAGGAAATAGGAACAATTTTGTAGACCTCAGAAGGGTAGGGTTCTAGGATAGTTTTCAATTCAGAACCCCCTAAGCTTTTAAAGGCTCAGAAACAACTTCTTCAGGTATAGACTCAAGCAATTTACCAGTTTTAACACAATATTTAGGCTTCTCAACAGGAGGACTAGAAGTAGAGACAGAAAGGAAACCTTGTTTAGGTTGTTCTTCTTTCTTATGATACTCTACATCATGCCCAATTTGTATTTGAGATTCATGGGCAACTGAATATCCTTTGTCATCACTAACAAGGAAATCAGGTACATGAGTAGATTTTTTAATCTCCTCTGCCCATGCAGCGGAACAAGGATAAAACTTAGGCAATACAGTACCAACAGTTCCACCAATACCATGAAATCCAACAAGAGCTCCATCAGTTGAGGCCACATAAACCCCACCACAGGCTCCAGAAATAGTTGAACCATTAAAATCAACCATGGGTATTTGTTTCTTATCACCCAGATTCCAGGTATCACCCACAACACCAACAGCTATTTGTTCAGAGCGATCGTCACGAAAATGCAACACAACTAGCTCACCTTTAACAGGAGCACGTATTGTTGTAAAACGATTATTAAAAACCTTAACTGGTTCCTTAGGTACAGGATACCAAAATTGATCAGGCATAGATTTACATCGATATGCTTTCTCACCCAAAGGGGTATCAACTTTACCAGTTTTTATCGTAACATGACCCATACCAGCTGGTCCATGACGGGCCACCACCATAACATCTCCTATTCTTATAGCATTAACAATGTTTGAACTATCCGAAGATTGTCCAGACTTAGAACAACAATAATAAGTAACAGGAGGACGAGTAATAGCATGGCCCATCCGCAATTGATCAGACTGGTATGAAGGAGAAGACCTACCAGAAGAGGTAGGTGACTTCATAGCAGGTGTAGTAGCAAAGGAAGGTGTTTCAGATGGAGAGGGAGATCTTATCTCACCAGCTCTTTTCGATAAATCTTTTGAAGCAACAACATGAGAATGTCGCATCTTCTTCTTAGCACCACGTCGCGTTCTAGCGCGATTCTTACCTTCACCATAAAATGAATTAGTTCGCCAATTAGAATATTTAGGAATAAGAATATAGTAGAGTATAACACTCAAAATAGAAGTTGCCGAAGCAATAAGTATGCCTTTTCCAAGGGTGGTTGCCCACCACTTGATACAGCACGCTTTACTATAAT